TTATATTTAGCTACCACAAAAAGTTTTTTATTTTACTTGACAATAAAAATCAATAGTTTATTTAGATTTCAAAGGAGAAAAAAATGGTAGAACCTTTACTAAATTCACTGGAAGCAGTGGATAAAGATAAGACAGCTAAACTCGTTGACTTGGCTCGAGACTTAATAGAAACTAAAAAAACTATTGAGGATCGTGAAAAAGAAGTTAAGGAATTAAAAGAAAAAGCTAGAGTGCTTTCTGAGGAACAAATTCCTAATTTTTTACAAGAGATGGGTGTAGATGGCATAAAAACTCCATTTGGTACAATAGGTTATGATCTAAAGTATCGAGGGTATATTTCTAAGGCTAATCAATCAAAGGCCCACGATTGGTTAAAAAAAGAAGGTCATGGAGATATTATCAAAACTGAAGTGTCAGCAAGTTTTGGTATGGGTGAAGCTGACAAAGCGCAAACAGTGTTAGCGAATTTGCGTGCTAATGGTGTAAATCCAAACTTTAAAGAAGGCGTTCATCATTCAACTTTATCATCTTGGATCAAAGATATGACTGAGAAAGGTAAAGATATACCTGATGATCTGTTTGGAGTTTATATAGCTAACGTAACAACAATCAAATAAGGAAACGTATGTCACAAGTACAACAAAAAAAATCCAGTGAGGCTAAAGAAGTAATTCAAAAGCCTAACTTTGCGGTAGCTAATAGCTATCTAGATGAGTTTGGAGGTGCTGGATTAGAAAATATCACTTCCGAAAATATGTCGATGCCATTTATCAAATTGATATCTGATGCATCGCCAGAAAGAAAAAAACAAAACGAAAAATACATTGAGGGTGCCGATACTGGTATGATCGCTAATACAGTTACAAAAAAACTGTATGACGGAACAAAAGGTATTGTGTGTGTTCCATGTTTTTATAAATTTGAATACGTAGAATGGATGCAGAGAGGTCAAGGTCAAACTGCACCTGTTACTAGTTATTCTGCGGACTCTGATATTCTATCTAAGTGTACCAGAAACCCTGTAGATAACAGAGAAACGTTACCAAATGGTAATTACATAGAAGCAACAAACTATCACTTTGTATTAGTTCTAAATGAGGACGGAAGTCCAGATACAACAGGATTAATCACAATGTCTAGAACACAGGCTAAAAAATCTAGAAAATGGAATTCTATGATGAAATCAATGCCTAAACTAAAAAATGCAAAAGGAGACTATGTAAGTCCACCATCATTTTTTCATAGTTATAGACTTACAACTACACAAGAAACTAATTCAAAAGGTTCTTGGACAAGTTGGATAATCAATCATGCGGGTAAGGTTGAAAGTGATTTAGTACTACAAACTGCGTCTGAGTTTTATAAGACTTGCAGAAAAGGTGTAGTAGTTAAACACGAAGAAGAAACAGATACAAATCTTACTGAGCAGAGCAATACTAACCAGCCATTTTAATGCTGGACAAGTTCATAGAGGTCTTTCAAGGTCTCGATAGTGCTTATGGTGAGTACTTTCTTGACGGATCTAAAGACAACAGAACTGGAAAAGAGAAAGGGCGCGCTACAACAAAGCGTGCCCCTCTTACTAAAGAATTATTTCAACAACATCTTAACGGTCAAATTAATTTAGGAGTCATTCCTATTAGAGAAGATAATACCTGTTATTGGGGTTGTATTGATGTAGATAAATACGATTTAGATTTTAAAAAATTATTAGCTACTATTAGAGAAAAAGGCTATCCATTAGTTCCATATCGCTCCAAATCTGGCGGTATACACCTATTCTTGCATGTTTTGACCCCAATCCCTGCATCTGACATGATCGAAAAATTAGGCCTATTAGCGACCGATCTAGGGCTATCTAGCTGTGAGATCTTCCCAAAACAACGTCAAATCAAGGTTCATAAGAATGATTTAGGTAATTGGCTAAATATTCCATATCAACAAGCTGCAAGGACTACAAGATATGCACTCAATGACAACGGAACAGGGATCACGATCAATGATTGGTTTAGTTGGGTACAACAATATAGATTAGATTCAGAAACATTTTATGCAATACAAGTGCATGATCAAAATATTGCGGAAGAAGGCTTTGACCAGTACCCGCCGTGTCTTCAAGCCTTAATTCGTAATGGTTGTGAAGGTGGTTATCGTAATAATGCGCTAACTGCCTTTGCGACCTTAGCAAAAAAGAAAAGTCCAGACGGTTGGCAAAAAGAAGTTTGGGATAGAAATGATGGTTTTAAAGAACCTCTACCTAAACATGAAGTTCAAGGACTAATAAAACAATACGAGAAAAAAGAATATGCTTACAAGTGTTCGGATCTTCCTATGAAAAATCATTGTAATGCAGAATTATGTAAAACATTAAAGTTTGGAATAGACACTGCAGCATATGTTCCTAAAGTAGATTCATTTCAAAGATTGAAAACAAGTCCACCTATTTATTATTTAACCATTGAAAAGAAAACCATAGAGCTATCAGGTAAACAATGTAACCAACAACAGTTATTTGCTGAAGCTTTATTTGATCAAGCGGATATTGTTTGGCAAAAATTAAAAGACAGAGAGTTTAGACAATTTTTAATGACTTTAAAAACAATGCAGCAAGATATTGAAGGCTACGATGAAGAGTCCGAAGCACAAGAAGAGTTCAAAGATATGATGATTCAATTTACACAAGAGACTCAACAAGCAGATAATGCATCTCAAATAGAAGCAGACATGTGGTTTTTATATGATGATAAAATTGTATTTAAATATAAAACATTTGAACGATTTATAAAAAAAACAAATAAAACAGTTAAGAAGTTTGAGTTAATTAATTTCTTAAAAAAGAATGGTGCTATCAAAAAAGAATACTTTGATAAAATTAAAACTAAAAATATTTGGTATTGTCCTAAATTTATAGAACCTGTTATTGAAAGATCCAATAATCTTTTTAATAAAAAGAAAGCTGAATTTGATGAACCTGTTAGCCAGTAAAACAGTTAAGATCTACGGTCCACCTGGAACTGGTAAGACAACTACTCTTTTAAATAAGCTAGATAAACTTTTTGCAAGAGGTGTTATGCCTTCTGATATTGCTTATTTATCTTTTACTAACAAAGCAGTTAATGAAGCTAAACAAAGAGCTGAGAAACAATTTAAAAAATTAACTGATGAAGATCTTAAAAATTTTAGAACTATACATAGTTTTTGTAGACAGAACTTTAAAACTAAACCTGTAATAGATCCAGAAGTAGATATGGTAGAGTTTGCTGAAGCTCTAGGTTTACCTAAAATTAGATATGAAAAACATAATGGCCAAGCTATTTGGAATGACTGGTCTTTAAGAGTTTATGATAAAGCTAGAAATATGTTAATTCATCCAGACGATGCTTACAAAAATGAAAAAGTAAAGCGTGTGGTATATGCAAAATTTAAAATCATAATAGATGCTTACGAAGAATTTAAAAAAGATCATCGAGTAGACTTTACCGATATGATTGATGAGTACATAGAACATGGTACTCCACCTAATTTAAAAGTATTAATTGTAGATGAAGCGCAAGACTTGACTCCACTACAATGGAAATTAATTTATAAACTTGCAGAATTTAGTAATAAGATATTTTTAGCAGGGGATGATGACCAGGCGATCTACGAATGGAATGGTGCAGATGTAAATGAGTTTAATAATTTTCCTGGTCGAGATTATATATTAAGAAAATCGTATCGTATACCTTCAGCCATTCACGATTACTCACAATATCTTGCAACATACATACATGGTCGTAAACATAAACAATTTATACCTCAAGAGATTGAGGGTAATATATTTACTTATAATAGAATCCAAGACATACCATTCACGGCTGACGGATCATGGATGATGTTAGGCAGAACTAACGATATTGTTGAAGAATTAAGAACAGCTGCTAAGCAAATAGGTTTATTTTTTCAAGATTCAAAAGGTAGAAAATCATTTGATTTAAACAAATGGAATGCAATTAATATTTGGAATAGATTAATGAATAATGAAAGTATATCTCAAGAGGAGGTACAGATAGTTTATACATATATTAATGAAATTAAATTTGGTTGGAGATCTTTAGATTCTAAAAGATGGAATAATATACATAAAGATCAATTATTAGATTATGATTATTTAGTTAAATGGTGTGGGTTAGATGCTAAAAAAGATAATTGGACAGATATATTTAATCGTAATTTTTCAGAAAAAGATAAGATTTATTTTGAAAAACTTATTGATTCTGGGACAGATATAGTTAAAAATTCCGAAATGATAATTGATACGATCCACTCAATTAAAGGTGGTGAAGCAGACAACGTTGTGTTATACGAAAAAACAAATTGGGTAGCTCATATTCAAAACAAAATTGGTTTTGAAAGAAGTTCTGAATTTAGAGTTTGGTACGTTGGAGTAACTCGGGCTAAGAAAAATATTCATGTGTTAAGAAGTAATTATGAATACACTTTTCCATTAGCAAGAATATTAAACGAAGTAAGGAGAATGAAATATGTCAGTTAATTTAAGAGTACTATCATTAGGTGCAGGAGTACAAAGTTCTACTTTAGCACTTATGATTGAAAAAGGTGAAATACCTATGGTGGATTATGCTTTATTTTCAGATACTGGGTCCGAACCTAGGAAAGTATATGAATGGTTAGAGTGGTTAACTAAACAATTATCGTATCCTGTAAATATTGTATCTGCAGGATCATTAAAAGAAGGCATGGTTAAATCTAACGAGGGAACCTATGTTAGAGGATCTACTGTACCGATGTATGTTAGGCACAAAGTAACTGGTAAAAAAGGAATACTAAGACGTATGTGCACTGCAACATATAAAATTGAACCTGTTACTAAGGAGATTAGAAGATTACTTGGTGTTGGTTATAAACAAAGAGTTCCTAAAGATAAAAAAGTTCAGCAGATATTTGGTATATCAAAAGATGAAGCGGTTAGAATGAGAGTATCTCAATACCACTATATAGATTTTGAATACCCCTTAATTGATAAAGGGATGTCTAGAGCTGATTGTATTAAATGGATGAAAGATAATAACTTTCCAGAACCACCAAGATCAGCATGTACCTTTTGTCCATACCATTCTGATGAAGAATGGTTGAGAATTAAAACAGAAACACCAGAAGAATTTGAAGAAGTAGTTCAATTAGATAAAAAATTAAGAACTGGGTTTATGGGATGTGATAAAGAAAACAATAATTATTTTTTACACCGATCTGGAAAACCTTTAGATGAAGTAGATTTTAATAAAAAAAATGATAAGCAAGGAGATCTATTAGAAGGTTTTGATGGGGAATGTGAAGGGATGTGTGGCGTATGAGTGATAAAGATATGTTTAACGAAGCGTTTCCATTAGACTACCAGGTAGGCGGGGATCATTATAAGAATCTTACCATTCAACCGTTTACTTATAGTAGAGAAAATGGTTTTAATGTAACACAACATTCTATTATTAAATATGCATCTAGACTTTACACAAAAGGAAATCCAATTGAACAATTAGATAAAATTATACAATTTTGTAATTTAGAAAAAGATCATTTAAGGAAACATGGCTACAAAACTATTGATAAAAAGAATAGTAAAAATAAGTAATCATGTTTTTTATTTGGAGATCTATTTACATCTTGAATGTAAAGGTTTGCATAACAAAATTGTTTGGGAAATTTTTCCAAGTAATTACCAAGATGCTTTGTATGCATTTAGTAACAAAGAAAAAATAAATAAGTTAATAGAGGAACAATATATTTATGAGCCAACAAATAAACTTAACGTACCGAGAGTCAGATTGGAAAACACCAACTAGTTTTCCAGACTTAAAAAACGCTAAAGAAATAGCAATTGACTTAGAGACTAAGGATCCTAATATTAAAAACAAAGGCCCTGGATGGCCTACAATGGACGGTAATATTGTAGGAATCGCTGTCGCTGCTGATGGTTTTGTTGGTTATTATCCAATAGCTCATGAAAATGGTTCTAATATGGATCTTAAAATGGTTTTAGATTGGGTTCAAGATATTGTCTCTGGGCCTGGAGATAAGATATTTCATAATGCACCGTACGATGTAGGCTGGCTCAGGGCTCACGGCATATTGATCAGGAACGGTCGTATCATTGATACTATGATTGCTGCAGCCTTAGTGGATGAAAATAGATTTTCATATTCATTAAATGCATTAGGATTTGATTTATTAGGGGAGACTAAATCAGAAGCTGAATTAAAACAAGCTGCTGATGATTGGGGCATTGATGCTAAAGGTGAATTATATAAATTACCTGCTAAATTTGTAGGAGGATACGCTGAACAAGATGCATCATTAACTTTAAAACTTTGGCAATATTTAAAAACTGAAATTATCAAACAATCCTTAACAGACATATTTAAAACTGAAACAGAACTACTTCCAATATTAATTGAAATGAGAGCTGTGGGTGTTAGGGTTGATTTAGAAGGAGCTGAAAAACTTAAAAAAGATTTTGTGGCTAATGAAGAAAAAATACTTTTAAAAATTAAAAAGGAGGCTGGTGTAGATGTAGATATATTTGCAGCTAGATCTATTGCTAAAGCATTCGATAAATTAAAAATAAAATATCCATTAACCGAAAAGACTAAAGAACCTAGTTTTACTGCTAATTGGTTATTAAATTGTGAATATCCTATTGCAAAATTCATAAGAGAAGCACGAGAAGTACATAAATTTCATGCAACTTTTATTGATAGTATACTTAAATATCAACATAACGGTCGAATCCATGCTGAAATACACCAATTAAGAGGTGATGGCGGCGGTACAGTGTCTGGTAGACTAAGTTATTCTAACCCTAACTTACAACAAGTGCCTGCAAGAAATAAGGAATTAGGCACAAAGATAAGGTCTTTATTTAAACCTGATTCTGGTTTACAATGGGGTTCGTTTGATTATAGTCAACAGGAGCCAAGACTTGTAGTACACTACGCATCATCAATTGGATTTCCTGGGTCAGACAAACTAGTAGAGGCTTATGAAAAAGAAAACGCAGATTTCCACCAAACAGTCGCAGAAATGGCAGGCATCCCCCGATCGCAAGCCAAAACAATTAACTTGGGAATTTTTTACGGTATGGGTGCGAGAAAACTTTCCAATGAATTGGGAATTGAAACCGACGAAGCCAAGTTACTTTTACAAGAATATAATCAGAGAGTACCGTTCGTTAAACAACTAGCTAACCGATGTATGGAATCTGCAGAAAAATACGGATCTATTAGAACTATTAGAGGCCGTAAGTGCAGATTTGATAAATGGGAGCCTATGTCTTGGGGTTTATTTAAATCAGAAGATTATGAAACTGCAGTTGGTAAGTATGGTAAAAATAATATTAAACGTGCTGGAACCTATAAAGCTTTAAATAGATTGATTCAAGGATCTGCTGCAGACCAAGTTAAAGTTGCTATGATCGAATGTTATAAAGCTGGATACTTGCCTTTAATTCAAATACATGATGAATTATGTTTTAATGTTAGGCCTGCTAAAGACCCAGAAGAAATTAAAAAAATTATGGAACACTGTATACCTGAAATGAAAGTCCCTTCGTTTGTTGATGTAGCGATTGGAAAGGATTGGGGTACAGCTCATGATTAACGTTGGGACTTGTCCTAACTGTAAAGAAATGGTTCCTTTTGAACCTACGGATGAAGAACATATTTATATATGTCCTGCTTGTGATAAAGAAGCAAAGCAACATATTAACGGTAAAATTCTATATACTAAAGTAATTTGGGATTTATCTGATAATGAACACAAAGATTAATTGCGAAACTTGTAAAATTAAATTAGCAATTATAGTTGAAAATAAAAAATATTATTGTGCCGAGTGTATGCTTATAAAAGAGGGCATAAAACCCTTACATCAAACTAATGATTTTAAAGAAAAAAATATAAAAACTAATAACTAAGCTTTTACTTCGTCACTAGCAATATCTAAAAGACCTGCTCTAGCGTCAATCTCACTTTGTTCGTTGATCTTGACTTTAAGATCTTTAATTTTAATGTCGATCCACTTCATATCTGTTGTAACTCTACCCTGTGCTAACGCTTTGTTGGCCCATTGAGATTCCAACTGAAGTTTCTCCGATATTAACTTTTGTAACATCTTTGACCTCCTCAAAAGTTACAAAACAGTAGTCGTGTCGATACATTGGTTCATCTTCAATTTTATCAAACGGATCTCCTCGATCTACCGCTTCCAGAAGTCTTTTATTAGCATCTTCGTCATTTTCGGCCTGGACTACCTTTTCGTAGTACTTTCCAGCGTACCGAATACAAAAAAGATAAGACTTCATGTATGTAGATTAATGAAAATGGGAGGAAATGTCAACCTTTACGTAGATGTGAGCTTTTTGCACTCAAACCGAATGGCTAATTCTTCTTTGTTTATGCGCTCTTTTCCAAAATATACATCATCTTCAGCTAGTGTTTTTAAGCTCTCTCCAGACAATTTATAGCCTGCTATGGCGCAATCATAGTGATTTTTGAACTGATATCCAGGAACGTATGGGTCTATGCATGTACCCGTAATCATACTGCAAAGATGTAAAATTAATATAAACTTCATAAGCTACCTTACGAGTTATTTTATTGCTTGACAACGGTAGTGTCAATACTATATTCATGGGATATGAAGAAATTGGTAGCTGATCAAAATATAGTGCAACAAGAAATACGAACGACGGATCAAGGATCACGGCTCAGTGTCTTAGATTCTAATAATCCAATGTTTACAGTTGAACTAAATAAGGATGCAAAACAAATTAGATTGACTGTTAATTCAAAACCAATTGAAACAATAACAATGGATGATCACACAAGATTGCAGAAAGTATTTGATACGTTACTAAATACTGTGAAACAAAAAATAACTTTTTGGAAAGTAAATTGAAATTAAAAATGAATGTATACAATTGGAGACAATTAAATGAAGCTGTTGATAGTTTAATTGACAGTGTTAAGAAATCAGAATTTAAAGATGATGCTTTTATAGATTTAATTGCAGCTCGAATGGCTGATATTAATTTAGTTATGGGTGATACGGGATTTATGTTATTTGATAAAGCACTAGCCAAAAGGATTATCCATGCGGAAATTAAAAAGTCATGAAGACCTTGTTGATTTTAGTCGTCTTGTTTGCTTTGTTATGGCGATCTTTTCCGCGCACGATTTCGTTCTTAGTTTTAGTAATGATGATAGGTTTGACATGAGCTTAGGTAAAAATGTAGATCCAAATAATCCTGTAGTTAAATGGGCTAAGATGATTATAGAGAAATATGATGTTGCTGATTTAATTGATGAGTATATCGTTGGTGAAGATCCACCTTTAAATGACAAAGAATGCCAAGAACGATTAATAAAGTTCTTTACAACTTTAGAAGAAAAAACTGGGTACACACCAGAACAAGCTATTAAAGATATACGTAAATTTACTAATTAACAATAAAGGAGAGAAAAATGAGTAGAGCACACACAAAAGAAATAGTCATAAGAATATCAGATTGGGCTGATAATGTAGAAGCATGGCAGGAAAACATTTATGCTTTTATGGTTTACGGTAAAGATCTTTTAAAATTTATGAGAGAACAACATCCAGAAACTGCGAAAGCTTTTATGGAAGCTAGAAAAAATAGTAAAGGTAAAATAACTATGGCAGCAGACTATCCATCTATGATTCAAATTACAGATGGTAAATACTTTGATCAGCAAATTGAAACTATGAAGTATGAAGCTCAGCAAAAAGTATTACAAGATATGATTGATAAGCCAAACGAATATGCGAGACCACAAAATGGTTGATCAGACTTTAGAAGAAATTGCAACAGTGCAAGAAATAAACCGAGGACGGAGACATCAACAATTAAAAAATGATTACAAAGTTTCTATTAAAAGTTATATAGAACGATGTACCGTACAAAGTTTAGAGAAAATTGTTAAATTAATAGAAAAGGAAGAAAGGAATAATTATGAACATAACAAGACATAAATCAGTAGCAGTTCGAAAGCCAGACTATGATATTTTGAAAGGCCTATGTGGAAAGGAACACAGAGGCCCTAGTCAGTATATATCGTTATTGATCAAAAAAGAAGTAGAGCGTAGGGCCAAAGAACGTAAAATGACTCCAGAAGCCTACATGAAAAAAATACTGTCCGATACCAATTAATACTTGTAATCATTCTAAATTAGGAGTATAAATCGGGCAGTTGACGTTCAACTATAAAAACGAATCATTTTCTTTTTTCATTTACATTTTTTATTTAAAATCAACAATTTAGGAGTATTTGTGGCTGAACTAGACAACGCAGTTAAACTTATTGCATCTCGTACTTCGAGAGAAGAGTTTAATAAAATTAAATCCGTCATGTATGGATTGTTCTGTGGAGCTAGTTTTGGGTTTGATGACAGTGGATTCGCCTTCAAAGTTCACCTTGATCAGATCCGAAATAAAACAGATAAGGAGAAACTTAATGCGAGTGTGTTACGCGTAGTTAAGTGATTTAAATGAGGGCTGGGTGACTCTCTCTTTTGTCATCATACAGAGCTACCATTCTGACCCAGTCCTCGTTTAATTCAGTTATCATGTTAAAGGAGGAGCTAAAAACTGGATATGAGTCTGAAACAATATTACCAGAAAAGAAATTATGGCGCGCTGTTTTGCAACGTGCTTTTGAAGACGTTATATATCCTGGTATGGAAAGACCGTTGGTGGTACAGAAGTATAAGGCACACGGTTGGTTCTCTGATGGGGGTGACGATTTTATTACTGTCTGCTCTTTGGCTGGGTTTGATCACACTTACGTTTACGACACTTACCAGCGTATGGTAGACAATGAGCAGGTCTACTTCTCAAGAGAGCAAATCGAATACATTAATTGGCGTAAAGAATATAACCGAAAAAGAAAAATCAGACTTTAGTCTTAAATACCGAATCAATTGTTGGAGCAGTACCAAACAATGCAGCAAGTGCGAGGAACGTAAAAGTTTAACTGAATTTTACTTCAAGGCAGGTCGACGACGGCTCCAGGCGGAGTGTCGAACGTGTTTAAATAGTGCACGAATTAAAAAGCATAGCAGTAGTCCGTTTGAATATATTGATTATCTCACTAAAAATTTAAGAAATGTTAATCCAAAGAAACGTCGTAAAAAGTCTACGATATCGCGAATTGATTTTTTAAAATTGTTTAGAAAACAATTTGATAGGTTTGGACTCAAATGTCCATACTCAGGCATTACAATGACCTGGGAGCTTGGGTCGGGTAAACCTACAGAGACTAACATATCTATTGATAGATTCGACTCTACGAGGCCGTATGAAGCAGGAAACGTGGTGTTTTGTTGCTGGTTCGTTAATAGAATGAAATTTGATTACACCGATCAAGAGTTTATTGGTGCTTGTGAACATATTGCGAGGAATAAAAAACGATTTAGTGAAGTAAGGGATTATTTAAAAGGCCCAGCTGAAGGGAAAATATGAAATAAACAGCTGAGCCTTTTTGTGAGTAATCAATACTCAGCTAAGTTTTATTCATGGCTACCTCCATGTCAACACTGTATCACGGATCACGGACGACGGCAAATAATATAATTTAGAATGGTTCTAATGTAATAGTTTAGAATTATTCTAATGTAAATGTGATAAAAATACAATATATAATTGAATTTCAGAGTTCTTATAAGGTACTACAAGGTACAGACACCTACAACACAAAAAATACTCAATAGTACACTGAAAACAGGAAAATAGACTATTATCCTTATATACCAACGATTATTCTTTCAGTGTAGTACCCTGAAAGTACACTGAATTTCAGCTTACTAAGTAAGTAGCTCTACTGGTTAGGCGACCTTTTTTATGGTAATAGTATAGTTTTAGTTTATTGTACCTATATAGGTTTTAAAAATTATGAATACTGTTGGAGCTTTAAAAAAACGTTTGAAAGGAGCAGAGTTTCTGACTCCAAAACAAAGAACATTTGCTGAGTATTATGTATCAAGATATCCAGACGTAACCAAAAAAGAAGCGGCTAAAGCTGCAGGTTATGCTGAAAAAATTTGTGAGAAAACAGGAAGTTTATTAACCAATCCTGATAAATATCCTCATGTAGTAGCGTACATTGAGAAGTTAAGAGATTCAGCAGCTAAGACTTATAAAGATCATTACAGACATTTACGAAGACTTGATGATTTATCTAAGAAAGCTGAAGACAAAGGGCAACTAGCTGCAGCTATTAATGCTGAGTTTAGACTTGGTCAATCCGTAGGTTTATATGTTGACAAAAAAGAAATTAAAGTTCAAGACTTGTCCGCAATGTCGAAAGAAGAATTGATTAAACAGATAAATGAGCTACGTGATGAAATACCAAACACAAAGATTCTTGAGATCGAAGCCGAAGAAGGTGAAGATCAACTGGAAGACTGAAAAAGAATTTTGGAACGCATTTCATAGAGTTCACAACTCTCATTTAATATCAACTAACGTAGGAGCTGTGAGTGTCAAAACTAAAAAAGACGATTAGAATTAACTATGAAGATGTTAAAATTGATATTGTTGAATCCGCTAACTGTGGGGATGGTCATTTTTTTGGTGAATATGATTCTAATAAAAATATTATAAATTTAGATAAAAACCAATCTTCTAGATCAATGGCTAACTCATTACTTCATGAAGTTTTACATGCCGCTGTCTATCATTCTGGTTTAAATACTGAAGGTAATTGTCTGTCAAAAGACAAAGATGAAGAACTTGTCGTAAACAATTTAAGTAATGCATTATCACAAGTAATTAGAGATAATAATTGGTTCTTACCTTACATACAAAAGAACATTAATTCAGGAGTAAAAACTAATGCGGAAACAAGAGTCAAAACTATATCAAGATCTAAGAAAAGCGTTGCCAAGCGTACATTTTCAAAGAATAGAAACCGACGTAGGGCTAGGAGTTCCAGACGTTAATGGCTGTTTCAATGGTGTAGATTTCTGGTTAGAGTTAAAGGTAAGTTCGGGTACAGCGCTTGGGCTATCTAAATATCAAAAAGCGTGGATTATCAGGCGTGGACTTGCGGGAGGACGTGTTTTTATCTTGCAAAAGGCCCTCAAGGAGAGGTCTCTTAAACTGTACCAGTGGACATCTGCCATGATCCATGAACCGTCGACCCCCGTCCCGTTTGCCGTTTTCCCGTTTCCCGTTGACTACGGACAATTGTTAATCACCATCATCGACTCTGAGCTGCATCAGGGACCGCGTACCAGCAGCGAAGCGTAGATCCCATTTCCCAACTCCCGTTTCCCATTATAAATTCAACATTCTTGAACCATCGACCTTTGACTCTGGAGGCATCTGGTACCGCCTTCGGTGAAAAGCTCACCATTCAGTTCCCATTTCCCATTATTCATTAGCGATTTGTTCAGAAAAGCAGGATCATTGGATCAGGGATGCGGACCCAGCAGCGTAGAAGCTGGTTGGAAGAAAATGATTGACAAGTATCCCATGACCATGTTATAAAAATATTAAGCCCGCTGAGGTGAGGGTAATGCACCCAGACATGGAGTGTGTAAGCAAGTGCAGAGATAAAATGCCTAGAGGGACTGTGACCTAGGAGCTTACACACCAAGTCCAAAAAAACTTCTTGACATTATCGTGGGATAATATATATGTGGTCATGGTAGCTCAATCATCTCAAACTTGTTAGCTCCTGTTTGTCCGTTGGGCTACCGTTTTCTGTGATCTTGGGGTGTAGAGAAAAAGCTTCCCACCGTAGTTCAAGGCTAGTCGCTCGGTGTTTATTGCGAAACCTATATACCCCATCTCCCATTTCCCAACTCCCGTTCAAGAACCAAGATATGTGATAATACCAAATCAGACTGGCAGGGACGCTGGTCCGCAGCTCAGGACTGAAGCTCACCCTTTCCCACACCCCGTTTGACAGAATGGTCTGTGGTTCGTGAACTCTGGATCAGGACTGGCTGGTACTCGGTACCGAGCTGGGAAAAATTTTCAGGAGCAGGTAAATAGATTGGTGCACACGCACACGCGTCTATGTCAAAAATTTTTTATTTAGGGTATTGACTTTACAAGATAAACATCTTATGTTCATGGGAGATAAACAAAAGGAGAAACGATGACAAAACAAAAAGCAATTCAAGAAACAGTCCCTCACAATGATGTGAAAGAGGCTAACAGCAATTTATTATTTTCATGTAAGGAGCACGGAAAAGAAGCCTACTTCAGCATTAAAAAATTTGAGAAGAATCCCAAATGGGGGAAAGGTATGGTGTATGTCTGGTTTAAAGATGCCAAGAGAGGTGATGAGAAGATGTGGTGTAGAATATTCAAAGGTGATCAGAAAAACGGCATTGGAATTTTAGAGAATGAGCCTTTTAATGTAATCCAATACAAGCTCGGCGACAAGTTCAAATATAAAACAGATGCCGATGGCATCACATGGAAGGTGGCTAAAGTATGAGTATACAAAAATTTTTGATAGAAGGCGAGAAAGCCGATTTGTTTTCGATTAAAGAAGTAGCAGAGCACGG